TTCTCATGCCAGCACGGTAAATCTCGGGTTCTGAATGACGGCTTTGCCATCCGCGCCGTCCGCCCACCTCTCCCTGGTCTCCTGATTCACCTCGTTATAGCGGTCGGTGTGCTGGCACCACGTGAGACAATTGCTCTGGTCGCCGCGCCACAGGATGTTAGGTGGGGTGCGCCACTCCGGCATGTCCCGTTCCCCATCCCAGGTCACCAATTTGGCGGCGAATCCCTGGGTTGCCACCCGACGCCAGAGCGAGGCGCTGCCGTGTTCAAATTCATAACGGTCGCGGCGGTCCTTGCACCTCACCGGGTATTGCCGGATGAGGGCGGGCGAGCAGGCGAAGGACGTGGTGTTCAAATGCGGTGACACCAGGTAGCTGGAATAAGCGCCATACATCCCCGGACCGTGGATTTTGAACGCCTGCGCGTAGCGCGCGAGCCAGCCGCGCCGGTGGAAGTAGGTGGCCTCACCGAAACAGAGCATCAAATCAGGGTCAATCCGGGAAGCCACATCCTGGTAAGCGCCAATATCCCAACCGGTATTGGGCCGCTCGTGGTGGCCGTGGGGCACCGGCTCAAAAACGTTCCTCAATTCCCGCCGGGCCGGCCCGCCATTGAACACCACCACTAACTCGTGCTCCCAATCCGCCGGAAACCGGCGGTAAGTGGTCGCAAAGCGCTGCGCGTATTCCATCGAGCGTCGGCCGAGCGAGACGCAGATGTAGACGAGCGCGAATTTCACTGGTCGCGGGAAAGAATCCAGCAACGCGGGTCCAGTTCGGCGCGCACCTCCGGCTTCAGCCGGGCTTCGATTAAGGAGAGCGGCGCGTGAACCTTCAAGCGCATCGGGCAGAGGCAGGCCTCGCAGGCGAAGAGCTGGGCGTCGCTGGGGGTGTTGAGATTCATTTGGTGCAGGCGCTCCAGCCGCTTGCGAAATCCATCCGATAACGGGCCGGTGAGGTATTGGGACAGGGCGCCGGGACTGTTTTTGGGGCAGGGCGCGCACACCGCCGCGCGTTTGGCCGACAATTCCGGAGCCACCGGCGGTTCCCCGCCCTCCTCCCAGTCGAACAGCACCGCCATCCCGCTAGCCAGCTTTTTTACCGCAGCAACCCCACCGGGGAACGGGCTGAGGTTCGGGGGCGGGGGCGGGTTGTGAAAAGGGATTGGCGGGGCCGGGCCTCCCTCCACGTAAGCCAGCCAGTCGCCACCCATGGCCCGGCAAAACGCGGTGTTGAAATTGTCCACCTCCATCTCGACCGTCGCCCGATCAACGCTGTAGCCGTTTTTCTCCATGAGGTGGGGATTACCCAGCCGATGGTGGATGAGCTGCGCCACGACGGAGGCGAACGAACTGTAGCGGTCGGGCACCCAGTTGGTTTCGGGCTGCCGGTATTGGAATCCGTTGGGCAGCCCCGTGAGCCGGTTTTTCAGAGGCATGCCGCACCCTAAAGAGCGCCACAGTTTTCCGCAACTTTTTCTTGCCGAAAATATGAGAGTGCGCCACTTTTAGCGGCGGTGAGCCAAAAACACGACAAAATGACACGCGTCCGACTCTATCCCGATGTGCTGAAACGCTTGCGCAAGGCCCTGCGGAAGCGGCCGTATAGGAAAACCACTTCCTTCAACAGGTTCGTGAACCTGATTATTGAAATGGGGCTGAACGGCGAACGGTAAAACACCAAAACCTATGGACGAAGCATTAAACATCGGCGATGATCGCGGCACGGAAAAGGTTTGCCGCGCGCGGGAGGACAACCTGATGGAAACGCTCAAAATGAGGCCGGCGCGCCACTACCAATGACCAAAATCCGTCTCCTGGGAAACCGTTTGCATCTCTGGCGTTTGACGCCGGCGGAGCAGTCGCGCGGCGGCATTTGGTTTGACATGAGTCGCCAGGATGACCGCCGCCAGTTCCGGGTGCTGGGGGTGGGGCCCAAGGCGCCGCCGGAGATTTATCCCGGCTGCTACGTCCTCATCCCCTGGGCCTCGAACCTCGTGACGTTGCGGGACGGCTCCATCATCGGCGACACGAGCCAGGTGCAGGCGGTGTGGGACCGGCAACCCGAAGCCGAAATATGAGCGACCCGGCCTTCCCCGTCCAAATTACCCTCTCACAGCGCGCGGTCGACGCCGTGCGCGTCGTGCTCGAAGACCACCCCGAGGGGAGCCTCCAGCACAAACCGCATCACGAGTTTGCCCGGGCCATTCTGGCCAAGCTGCTGGAAAAAGCGCAGCAAGTTTGCAAACACGAATTTGTGGACAGCCCCCAATGCGTGCATTGCGGCTGGATGGCGCCCAGGCCCGAGCCGCCCGATCAGCCGCGGGACATTGTGTGAAGATACTGCGGGTGCTGCTCAAAGGGGAATGGATGGCGGCCGAATTTGAGAATGGCTGTTTCGTGAACGCGCTGGACGATCGCCTCAATTGGATGGCGGGGATGAGCGCGCGCGAGGTCGGGCAAATCCTGCGCGCCCGGGGAGCCGCGTGGCGATGGGTGGACCTGGACGCCGAAGTGAAAGGCAGCCGATGCTGAACGCCGAGTATTGGTTCAACAAAACCCTGGAGCGCGGGCCGGGGCAGGTTGAGGGGCCGTTTACCGCCGTGACCCGCCGGGACATTGACGACATCCAGAGCGACGCCTACAGGCACGGGGTTTATGACGCGCTTTTAAAACTGAGCCGCGTAATCGCGGACCTCGGGGATGACTTTCGCCATGCCAGCGCGCCCAGTCCGGGACCGCCTGACGCGCCGCCGGGACCTGTCGCCGCAGGCTAAATTCCGCCTGCGCCATCCCGGCTATCACGCCCGCAAATCGCGCGAGTGGCGCGCCCGCAACCGGCTGCATGCCCGGCTTTACCGCCGGCGCTGGCGGGCCGGCCGCGGAGGGGGGTGGTAGTGATTTGAGAAGGGTTGTCCCGCCTGAACCAGCCTGAGTCAAACTATCTTCAAAAAAGACTTGCCAACCCGGCGCCCGTGGTGGATAAGTTCGCCCATGTGCATTACGAGTGCGAGTGCCGGCACGGAAATGTTCGTTCCACTTTCGGACATCCGTGCCGAAAATAAACCGACGGTCGGGTCGCCCCCCGCCGTCAAACCCCCGGTTGCTCGTAACAGCCGGGGAATCTTTCCCGGGGGAGCGCTAATGGAGACCCTTCGCCCAACTGAGGGCCGCCGCCCAATGAAATACGGCGGACGTTCTCCCGGAGTTTTTTATTGGCGCGCGGCCCAACCTCGAGAGGCAGCCCTACGCAATGCGGTAGAAATCCGCGGGTTGGGGGTGTGGTTGCGGGTGAAAATCCCGTCGTGCTCGCCATTTTTGCCGGTTGCGCCCCCGCCGCAAGCGGCGGGGCGACCCGGGTCGCCGTCCGGGCAACCGGCATTCCCATTAACCCCATGAAAGCGCCCTCCCGCAAAGACCGCCGCCGCCGGGCGGGAAAGGCCCGCAAACTCCACCTGCGTTCGCATCCCGAGAAGCGGGGCATGACCCGGGCGGAAATCGACAAGGCGATTGGCCCGCCCGGACGGGAGCCAAACAGGAGCGGGCCGGACGCGGATACGGGATATAATTTCTCGTCAGTTTGAAATGAACCGGGATTGGGACAAATTAAGACGCCGGGATCGGGTAAATCAACCGATTCCCCGTTATCATCCGCGCGCCCGGCGAAAGGCGCCCGGAACCCCGATTTTTGAAGGCTGGCGGCCGGGCAAATACGAAGGGCGCCCGCCGCCGCCCGAATACGAATACCCCGCCAAACCCGCCCTTCGCCCAGGGAAACATAAAACCGAGGCTGCCGGTTCCCAAATCCAGCCCGTTCAAGCAAAACCCTGAACGCGCCGGGCCAGCGCAATTGCCCGGCAAGCCACCGAGGCGCAAGCCTGGGGCAGCAGCCCCGACCATATCGGTGCTTGTAAAACAACCCGCCCGGCGCGGATACCATCCTCCGTCCCGCAAGCCCCGATGTGAAAAGACCGTCTTTGGGACCGACAGCACATGACGCATTTACGCTGACGCCCACCTGACTGCGGCTTACAGCCTTACCGGAAGACCGGAGGCCGAACCATTGCCTTCTACGCCGCAGCCACAGGCCCCACAAACCCTGCGCCCCTCCCCGGAGGTTAATACCACCCCGCCCCCCATTTAAGGGGGAGTCTCACCCCCACGAAGCACCATGCCGTCACGCCGCCCTCCGTCCGTTCGGTTTCCCCAGGGTGGATTACCCACGTCCCCGCCCCCCCACTGAGTATCGGTAAAAAGCAGCAGGCTGTCGCCCATCCGGTCTCGCCCATCCAACCCCGCCGCCCACCAACCGGCTCGCCCGACCCTCTCCCCGGAGGCGAATGCGACAAGCCCGCCCGCGCCTGTCACATTTCCGAAACACCCCCCCCACCCGACCCGACCCGCCACCCGGCTCGCGGGGAAAATCATTCGTATCGCGGAAGGGGGTGGTTACATGGAAGCTCGGATCACGACCCCCCTCCCCCTCCCGCCCCCGGGGGACGGTCGGCGCCGTAAAAAGAGATTCCTTCGCGGTCTCGGTCGCGCGCGGGAAAAAAGGGGTGCGCCACTAGCGCGCCACTCTACTGGTTCAGGTCGGGGGCGGTGACGCGGCGGCTGCGCTCGCGCGGGAGCTTGGTCACGTCAACCGGGCGCGGGTCGGGCCTCATCTTCAACTTGCGCTTTAGCGTCTCAAGCTCGCAAAGGGCGCGTGCGAGAATACCCAAATCTTTCGCGTTCGTATCCGCCGTGGCCTTTTGCTCGATAAACCGTTGGAGCTTAACGGCGGTTTTATATGTGGGCGGGTGAAAAGCCACCCCGAACAGCTACCCCGGTCCGGGGCTTTGGGCAAGCATCACTTCCTGGCGGGGTGACCGGGCATGGCGCCCGGTCGTCAATGAAAGGACAGTAGAGTATGACGGAACAATTCGGATTGTTCGCCGGCTACGGTTACAAAGTCGTCACCGTCGTCGAGCCGGGCAAAAAAGGTCCGCTGACCAAGGCGGAGAAACTCCAGGTTGGCCGGCGCGAGCCGCGGCCGTTTGCCGAGGTTTGGACCAGGTGGTGCGAGGAGGCGAGGCTGCGGCTTGACCGTCACGTGCCCGAGGGCATCGAACCGCCGGTGATTCAACCGTGGGAGGCGGGGTGCTATGTCTAATCGCGAATTGATGGAAACACTGGCGCTATTCGCTCCCGGGCGATGGCTGCGGGAAATAGCAATAGCGGAAGTTGAGAGGCTCGCCGGGGAAGGCCGGGCCATCCCGCGCGCGGCGCGCTTTATGCGCGGGGGGCGTTCTCCGCGGAGCGCGTCAGGCGCGGCGGCAAAAGGCCGATAACCGCGAATGGGGGGTGATAGCCCGATGACCGCGCGCAAACTCACCGAAATGGAGCTTCGCGAAATCCAGTGGGACAAGCTCGTCGACTCCATCTGCTCCCTCCAATACCGCCGTTGCAAGGCGTGCGACCGGCTCATCCCGTCCGATGAGGATTACTGCGAGCGATGCCAGGGCCAGGCGGAGAATAAAAGGACGGGAGGCGGCGACTAGGAATTCCAGCCCGCCACTGGCATCACCCGGTGGCGGGCTGGACAGGCTCTCGCATGAACGCGGGCCTGCCGGTAAACCAAAACAGTAAGAAAGGACAGCATTATGTCTGATGAAGCAGTCAAACCGAACCAAAACACCCAGCTCGCGCTCTTCGCGGCGGGCGGCATCCTCACCGAGGAAATGGCCAACGTGTTCAACCCCAAGGCCATCGAATCCAAGGGCAAAACCGTGGGCTACTCGCTGCGCATGCAGAAACGCAAGGAAATGGCCGCCAACCTCGGGCTCACCACGGGCAGGGGCGACCGCGCCAGGCTCGACGCCGCCGTCCTGAAACAACAGGACAATATGTGGCGGGTAATCCGCGCCGAGCTGAACGAGCTGGACGGCAACTGGACCTTGCAAAAGGCCGACAACAAAAAGCTCGCCAACGGCCAGCGCCAAATCTCGGTCGTCCTGCGCGAGGTGGCCGAACGCGGTTCGAAGCTCGACCCCGCGCAGATTGCCAGGGCGTTGGGCATGACCACCGAGGAGGTCACAGGGCTCATGGACGCCGAAAAGGCCAGGGAACAGGAAGCCCGGACCACCACGGTCCAGGCTTGATGTAATGCGGGACAGCCAGCCGATTGGAAAACGGGAGGGCGCGCGGGGCAACCCCCTCCTCCCTCCTGTTTTTCCCTCTAACGCGCGCATGCAACGCCTGGCGGTTGCCGGTGGAACCGGGTTCGCGCCCGACTGGCGCGCCGCCTGGAGAGAAATGCAAGAGAAGAGAAAGGAACAAAGTGAGAGAAAAAGTCAAAGTAAAACGCCATCCAAAGCCCGGCCGCTGGTGGGTCATCTTCTTGAAGGCATGGAACGCCGAATGGGGATTGGCGCCCGGGGCGTGCGCGCGGCGGATGGGCGACGCCGAGGTGCGGGCCGACGGCGTGCGCGGGGTAAACGAGCGGCCGAACGCCGCGGGGCGGCCGCCGCTCAACCTCAAGAAAGGACGGTATGAACCGGCGTAAATTCCTCGGCTCCCTCGGGCTCATCGTCGGCGCGGCCGGCGCAAGCCCGATCCTCCTCATCCCCGAATTCGAGCCCGTCCGGCGGGCCGGGCCCCGGGTGGTGGAGGAAATCGCAATTGTGAATGGTGAATGCGTGGTCTTCTATATTTTGCGAGCGCGGGCGTCGCGGGGCTTGCGCGGGAGGTCCCCGGGGATTCTCTCTTGACTTTTAATTTCCGTTCGGTGTAAGGTTCGTCCCCGGAACGGAAACGTAACGAACACGAACCAAGCAACAAACAACCTCCTGGGGAGCGGACGTGGGCTGCCATGCGAGCTCACCCAGAACCGGAGGCAAAGAGAAAGGACAGTAATATGTTAATCGAAGTGGCCGTGACGCGCCTGGTTAGCCAGGCGCAGCAGCTGGAGGGCAAGGGCGAGGAGCTTATTGTGCCATGGACCGCCGTTTGCGCGAGCAAGCAGGAGGTCGCCGTCCTGATGATCGGCGCGCTTAACGCCGAAAGGCTCAGGAAGGAAACTTCTTACGAGCTCTTGGTGGTTAAGACCCGGGCGGCCTAGGCGGCTAAATCGCCGGTTATACGGCCGACCGCCCCGCGCCGGCCGAATCCGGGGCGGGGCGCTCCTTTGGACCGGCCGCGCCCCGGGCGGGCGGCGCGGCCCCATGCCGGGGGACTCATGAACAAGCCATTGTTAAAACAAATAATCGAGCAGGTGGGGCGCAATCCCGGCCGCCTTGACATGCGCGATTATGTGAGCGCGCGCGCGGACAGCCGGTGCGGCTCCACCGCCTGCATTGCCGGTTGGGCGGTATGCCTCGACATGATGAACAGGGATAAGAGATTATCTTTCGATAAAGTATCAAAAGAACTATGCGACAAATGGGGTAATATAAACTGGGATTATGAAGCTGGAAAACTCTTGCGGATAGATGAAAGGCAGGGGGTCCGCCTTTTCCGTCTTGAGCGCTGGCCGGAGCCGTTCAGGGACGACTACTCAATGGCGGAGTGCGGCGCCGACCGTGAGGGCATGGCCAGAGCGGCGATAAGCCGCATCAGGCACTTCATGAGGACCGGCGGCGCGGACTCCCGCCCCGTCCCCGGTCGCGGCTTGGGCTTCTGACTCATTCCATCCCCGGGCTAACCGGGGGCGGACTGAGCCTCACCGCCTTGGGCGGTGGGAAAGCCCTGCTCGGGCAGCCTAAAACGAAAGGACAGTAATGTGGAAAATAGTAGTGCGCTACGGCCTGGATGTGGGTGAAAGGGCGTTCAACACCCAGCCCCGGGTCGGTGAAATCAGGCGGGATTCCCAATTGCGCGCGCAGTTGGGCTACGGCGACAACATCAACCTGCTGATGAACGGAGTCATCCTTCCGGATGACGCGCTCCTGGCCAACGGCTCGACCGTCACCGTGGAAACGGCCGCCAATACCAAGGCGGAACCGGCCTTGGTTGTTTAGCTAAACAAAACAAAACCCGCCCCGGAGAGACCAATCCCCGGGGCGGGGAACCCATGAAAGGACAGTAGTTATGCCTTCAAAAAGAGAATACGTCATCCTGCAGGAAGGTCAAATACTAAGGCGGGATGTCACCGAACAGCCGGTGGAGATTTCGTCATCGGCGCTCAACGCCATGGCCAACCTGGTGCCTAGAAAATTACCCGGGATATTTGCCATCCCCAACTGGGGAGTGGCCAACCTGGCGGTGGACGGCGCCAATTATTCCTACCTCACCATCAAAATCCCGCGGCTCACCATCAAAGCCCACTACCGTTTGATTGATGAGGGCGAATCGCGAATCCTCGTGCCTGATTTCTCCAATCAGGACAACGCCAGCCTGCTTTCGCTGGAGTGGGAGCCGGAATTCCCCCTGCGGGTGTTAATCCAATGCTGGAACGAGGGCGGGACCTGGCGAACCTACAGCGTCTATCTATTCGCCTACGACAATCGCGGCTCGACCTACCGGTTGCCGCTGCCCAACCTGCACGACGATTGCAAGGTGTGCACGGGGGTTGGCGGCGCCGGCGAGTCCGCCGCCACCATGTTCGATTTGGCGGTGAAGTCCATTAACCGGCTCAGTTCCTCGGCCTGGAACGCCGACCTGTGGAAGGACCGCGAGAAAAGCTGGATGATGTTCCGCTGGACCTCCAAGGAGGATGGCCACCGGCAGCTGGCCCCCGCCGCGTCCTGGACCAACCTGTCAGTCAAGGTCTCCGTCCACGCCCACAACTTTGCCATAATACATGAGTGAACAATTATACAAAGAATTGGATCGGGGCTCAATTCCGAGGAGCACCCAGCTTTGGGGGCTCGCAAGGGCATGCCTGGCAGGCCATATGCCGGGAAAGATTCAAGAAACAAGCGATGGTTTGTCGGGTTCCCATCTGCTATTCCTCATCTCCGGCTGGCCTTCCGAATTCAGCAGCCTTCTAAGCGAAACCGACCTCTGCCAGTTACGTGACATAATGGCGCGCGCGCAGGACGGCTGGGGGAGGATTAACACACCCCCCAAGGCCAACACCACCCTTAGTAAAGTATTCTGGGTATGAGCTCTCTCTATATAATCGGAGCGGGAGGGGTGGGCTCGTGGCTTACCCCCTCGCTGTGCATGCTCCGCGGTCCCTCGGGGGTCACCGTAATTGACGGCGACACCCTGGAGCCTGAAAATCTGGACCGGCAGCTCTACACCCTGAAGGATGTGGGGAAATCAAAGGCCAGGGCGCTGGCCAAGAAATACCGGTGCGGCTTCCACCACGGTTGGTTCAGCGAGCTCAAGTTCAAACTGGACGGTGACGACTGGTTGTTCTGTTGCGCCGACAACGTGGCCGCGCGCCGGGCGGTGCTGTTCGAATGCGACCGGGCCGGGGTCATGGCGGTGATTGCGGCCAACGAAATCACCTCGGCCGAGGCCTATTTCTATTATTACCGGTTCATGGGCACCGCCAAAGACCCGCGAATGTTCTACCGGGAAGCCTATGACAGGGACGACGGCAACGACCCGCGCGCGGCCTCAATCGGCTGCACCGGGGTAATACAACAATCAAACCGCCAACTGGTGTCGGCCAACTTCATGGCCGCCGCGCTTGCCCAGCACCTGTATGTGCTCTGGGGCATGGAGGCAAAAGGGTGGGAGCAATCGGTCGCCCATGGCCTGCCCCACCATTTCCGGGCGAACCTGGGCCGCCTGGAAAACGTGGACCACGCCCAGGAACAAATAGATAGAGAAAGGACAGCAGTATGATTCCACCAAAACGAGAGAGTGTGGTTAAAGCATTAGAGGAGGGGCCTGACAGGCTGTGCCTGGCTTACTCCGTTGAGCATGCGGGTTATTGGGGTCCGCAATGGACCCCAATTGTTAAGGAAAGGCTGAACGCCGGCATCTTCACGGTTCGCGAAGTCGCGGCGGCGGGTGGCGGGCTTGAGGTGGAAATACTGGAGGGCGTAAAAATGGATGCCGTGACGTTGCTGGGTGACCACCTGGTCGCGCTACTGCGACAGTCGCCTACCAATCCAACCGTAAGAAGTCAGGTGCACTCCGCCATCAAAATTCCCCTGCCTGACGACAAGACGGACTACGAGTCCATTATGGAGTGGATTCACCCCACGAGCATGAAGCAGGTTCAGTGCGGCGCTTCTCCGGGCGCGCTAAAATACGAGGCGCAATACACCGAGTGTGTGAGCGGCAGGTGTGATTACTCGTACACCCGCTCGGGAGTTGGGTATTACGAGGTGTCAGTGGAGACAATGAACGGGTTGATGGATGGGGCTTCCAATTTCTCATCATTCTTCTCCGAGGTGACACGCGAGGCGAAGAGGGTGGTGAAAGCGGAGCCGCCCGCATTGCACAGTCACGGCGAAACCGACTATGACAACCACGAAGACGACGATGAAACGTGCGACAATTCGGTGCAGTTTGATAACCTGGAACCACTCCTTAAAGATTGGTTGCTTAGAAATCATCCTAATGTTTATGGGAAATGGTTATTCTAACCTGGAAAGGACGGTAGATGAAACTTACCAAGACCAAAGAAGCGGTTAAAATCACCCGCGATTTTCCCGGCCTGCTCAAGGCCGAGTTCAACCATGTGATTAAGGAAACGCGCGGCAGCTGTGTCTTCACCGGCCCGCGCATCCCGGAGGTTGAGTGGCACGCCATCCTCTCCTTCTTCCGGTGGACCAGTAAAACGTCGCACAGCGAAAGCCAGGTGCGGCTGTATGTGAACATGAAGGAAAACACGTGGACTTCCTGGGCTTATCCGCAGGAGGCGCGCAGCGGCATGAGCGCGCGGGAGGTGAACAACGACGACGCCAAGAAGCAGCGCGAGCAATTCAAGGAGACTGACGGCTGGGTGTATTTCGGCACGGTTCACCACCATTGCTCGGGCGGGGCCTTCCAGTCCGGCACCGACGAAGCCAACGAGCGGGATCAGGACGGGTTGCACATCACGGTCGGGATGATGGCCTCGCCCCGGCATGACATGCATTGCCGGTTCTACCTGGGTGGCTACTGCTTTGATCCGGATATGTCGGACTTCTGGGATATCGGCAAGGACATGGCCAGGCTCCTGCCCTCCGACATGCACGACCGAATTGCGCGCCACCAGATGTGCGATGTCATAGAGGTGGGGTATCCCAAGCAGTGGGAGCAGAACCTGATTGAAGTCAAGTGGGAGCGGGGCGACTTCTCCCACAACAAGAGTGACGGCCTGGCTACGGCTGGATTCTATTCCGGTTACGGCGGCACGGGCGCGCCATCCAAACATAACCGCGACCAGCCGCCCTGGGTGCGCGCCCGGCGGGCGGTGCAGGCGCTGTGCAAGGAGGCGAATGACAGCGGGATTCATCCAGACGGGATTGAGAAGCTGGTGGGCGAGCTGAATTCGGACCCGTGGTGCAAATCCATCATCGACCAGTGCGTGGGGGAGGGCGTCGAAATCGGGGACTTGTGGACGGCTTTCCCGGTTCAAGGGATGGACCAGGAGCCGGACCAGAAACAGGGCAGGCATAAACCCGGCAAGCAGGTTGGCGCGCCACCAAAGGAGATAAACGACAAGGCGAACCCTTACGACCGGGAGGCGGGGTTCAGCACGGAATGAATTTCCAGTCCAATGACGGGCTGGATTAACAAAGAAAGGACAGTATGACAGAAGACAAACTGAGGGTCCCGGTTAAGCGCCGAGACTCCAGCTTCGCCGATCCGCTGAGATACAAAATCCAGGCGGATACGGAGTTGAAATTCACCAAAGGCGATGCCTACAAATTCCTGGAACTGGGTGTGTTCGAAGGCGAACGCCCAATCCGGGAGAGCCACGTGCAGTTCCTCTATGATGAGTGGGTGGCGGGCAGATTCCTTTGGCAAAACGTCATCCTTGCCTCCGTCAAATGCGGCGACAGGGAATTCAGAATCAACGGCCAACACACCTGCTGGATGCGGGTCAGCGTGCCGGAGAAGAATGAGCCGCTGGACCCAATGATCCGGATGATGGTTTACATCGTCAACGGCCGGGAGCAGATGCGGGCGCTGTATTCAGCGTTCGACCGCAACACCCCACGCTCCGCGGGCCACGTGTCCAAGGTCATGCTGATGGACACTGAAGCTTCAAAGGAAATACCCGCTTCATACATCGGCAGGATAGTCGCCGGTTTCCGGATATTCTGGGAACCGGAGGGCAACAAACGCGCCCGACTTTGCCCACCAGAGTTGGTCGGGCTGATTGAGAAGAACTACAGCCGGCTTTTTAATATTGTGGGCCGGTTCTTCACCATGAGATACAGTGACAGTGTGGTCATCAGACGCGCCGGAGTGGTGGGCGCGATGTTCGCCACGTTCGAGCGAAACGTTCAAAAGTCCGACGAATTCTGGAGCCCGGTGCTGACGGCGCTCGGACTTAACGACAAACAGGACCCGCGCTGGCAGTTGCGGCGCTACCTGGAAGAGCATGGCCATTCCATGGGTAGCAGTGTGTCCATCGCCATTAAAACGGAAGAAACCTACGCGGTGTGCGTGAACGCCTGGAACCATTGGCGGGCCGGAACCCCCATCACCAGGCTTGTCACCACCGACCGCAGGATGAAAGCGAGGTCCTAATGCCGCGCCATTCAAGCCGCCTTGAGCCCAGCGAGTTCGAGCAAGAGATGCAGCGGGCGGCCAGGCTTCTGGCGTATGCCATGACCATGACCGGCCGAAAACCCCCTCGCGGGGTTATCGGCCAGGCCGAGGACATATACGGCAAGGGTCCCGACCCGGTCCCGTTACTGTCCGCACTCATCGAAGACATGACCGAAGCGCAGAAACGGACAATTGTTTACAACCCACACTCCAGGAAATCAAGAGACCTGGCTGACTGGCGGGAGGAGCATCAAGCCGCCGACGAAGAGCGGCTTCGGGAAGAGCGTGCCGAGGCCGGGCGCAAATCCCTGGTAAAATCCGGCCTTAAAAAACTATCCCGGGATGAACGAAAAGCCCCGGGATTCCAGAAAGGACAGTAATATGAGCAGAAAATTATTGGTAAGCGTTGAGGACCTGGAGAGGGCCAACGCGGACATGAAAGAGTGGAAGGAGAGGTGCCGCACGCTCGTTGGCTCCATAGCCTTCATGACGAAGGCCCTGGACATGGCGTTAGACGGCATTGCCCTCAGTGAGCCCACCAGAAAAGAGCTCAGCAACATAATGGAGCATTGCGCCCACATCACGGGGGCATTATGAAACGCAAGGCCGTCACCGGGTTCCTGGCCGCCGGTTTAGTTATCGCGCCGGCGCATTCGCAACAGGGCACCAACGACCCGCAGCTCATCATCACGTTCGAGTGCAGCTGCTTGCTGATGTTCGACGCCCTGATGATCTGTGTGGCCTATGACTGCTGGCAAAATGCGCGTCACCAGCCCATCGAAATGACATCTCCTCCGCCGGAAAACTTCCCGCCAATCGGGGGAGCCAACGCTCCGCCGGATGAGACCAATGAAGTGCCGCGCATGAGAATAGTGGCGCACCAGCTGGCGAGTGCGGATTGCGCTGCATTCTCCTGGCCGGACACCAATGGCGGTGCCAACTGCATCTTTACCAACTTCGCCACGGGAATGGTGCAGCGGGGCGATACCCTGGACGGGTTCCACGACTGGCTGCGCATCAATGCGTGGCTCAGTCCGAATGGGAAAATGGTGCAGGTGGCCGGCAGTGACGGACCAATAGCCTGCAGCTATGCCGCCTACGGCCAAACCAATATCGTGCGCTTGCCGGGCCTGAAAACCGGCAGGGTGCCACAGCAGTTCTACCGGCTGCTAAGCCAATAAAATAATCTCGGGCTCCGGTCATCGGGGCGCGCGACGTTTCGAACTCGACGGTGACCCTACTGTCCACCGCGAAAGGCCGGAGCCCGACTTCTTTACCCATGAGAAAAAGGAATATCAGAGTAAACGTCGGCCTGGACAACACCCCTGAGACTTGGGCACGGTTCCTCAGGGCCACTGGCGCCGCGTCAACTGATTGAAAACGCGACCAGGGAGCTAGGGGAAAAGGATTAAACATTTTCGGGGCACTGGGCGTGTCAACCAACAGCCAGAGCAGCTGGAAAATCACCGCGACCTGGTGCCCCGAATTCAAAAGAAAGGACAGGTAAACAATGAGAGACGTAAGAATTAAGAAGCAAGTGCTGATAGGGATAGTGACTAAGAACCGCGCTGAGCACCGGGACATTTTCCTGGAGGCCCAGAAGAAGTATCGTGACGTGGTCATCAACCCCCCGGGCGAGAAACTTAAAGCGGCCAGGGACATGAGGCCGTTCCAAATCGCGCGCATAACCTCAATGCCAGTGAGTTCGCCAACCTGGTGCGCGATGACTGACTAAGAACGTATAATCCACTATGAAAAAATTACTGTTATTGTTCCCTCTGTTGCTATGCGGTTGCCCTAAAATCAGCTATGTAAACAAGTCAGAAAAGGGCACAGTCTATGACATTTGTTTCGTGCCAGCAGGACATGGTATAGGAAGAGGCTTTTCCTTTGGAAAAGACGGTGGTCCTGTCTTCACAGACGTTGACATTCCAGCCCGGTATGCGGTTGTATTCGCGTGCCAACATGGCCGTTGGGTCATCGACGGCAACCGAGGCGAGGCTCTTTACAAGAAGCTAACCAAGGGCCAGCATGTTCTAATCCAGTATCAGGAGAGAATCGAAACTGACAAGGAAGCTGGCACAACAAACCTTCTTGGGCTTCATTTCATTGACGCAAACGCCATTACAAACGAAACCGCTGAGGCTCCATGAGTGCCTGTCCAACTTGTGGCCCAAAACCTAAATAATACCTCAGCTGGAAAATCACCGCGACCTGGTGCCCCGAGCCCGATTTTCTTTATGCTTAGGATTCCCCTAACAAATGGAAAATTTGCCTCAGTCAACGACAGTGACTTCGGCGTGTTACATCGTTACAGATGGAGCGCTGAAAAAATTGGCCGAACATGGTATGCGGTTCGCCGGGAGAACGGCAAAAAGGTTTACATGCACCGGCAAATCATGGGATTCCCACCAAAGCCATTTGAGGTTCACCATGATGATCATGACGGACTGAACAATCGCCGCCGAAACCTGTTAGTGGCCACTAAGGGACAACAAGCGGCAAATGCTTTTAAGAAAGTTCCAGTGACAGGCTACCGCGGTGTAGCCAAAAATCACAAACGTTTTGCAGCCAAAATCCGGGTGGGTTGCAAATGGAAGTATATTGGAACTTTCAACACACCGGAGGAGGCAGCGCTAGCCTACGACCAAGCAGCAATAAACCAATGGGGAAGATTTGCAGCGCCGAACTTCCCCGAAGAAAAAGGATAGTAATGCCATTAACACAATTAGGGAAAGGAACAGGCTATCTTAAGGCTGGATTATTGGGATTCCAGAAGAGTGGGAAGTCTTTTACAGCCACACAATTAGCTATCGGCCTGCGGGAGTTGTTCAAACTGGATGGGCCTATCGCCATGTTCGACACCGAGACCGGCTCGGAGTATATCGCGGCAATGGTGGAAAAGGCAACAGGCAAACCACTCCTCGGCGTTAAGTCTCGCTCGTTTAACGACCTGATGGAATTTGGCCGGGACTGCGTAAAAGAGAAGGTGAGTGTCGGCATAGTCGATTCCATCACCCACCCCTGGCGCGAGCTGTGCGATGCCTACCTTAAGCAAATCAACGACAAGAGAATGGCTTCCAACCGGTCAAAGCTGCTCAAGCTAGAATTCATGCACTGGGCGGCGGTTAAAGCTCTCTGGTCGGAGTGGACAGACTTCTTCCTCAACTCTCCGCTGCACATCATTATTTGCGGCAGGGCGGGATTCGAGTGGGACATGGAACGCAACGACGAGACCGGCCGTAACGAACTCATCAAAACTGGAGTCAAGATGCGGGTTGAATCGGAGTTTGGATTCGAACCCTCACTGCTTATCGAGATGGAGAGGGTCCAGGCTGAAGACAAACAGCAGTCGGACAAGTTCCGCTTGGTTCATCGGGCGCGGGTCTTGGGCGACCGTTTCAACGTGATGGACGGGGCCGAGTGTGACAATCCAACCTTTGAGTTCTTCAAGCCCCATATCCTCATGTTAAAGCCAGGGGCTCATTCGCTCGTGGACACGCGAATCAAAACTCAGACCGGTGCCGACGAGGAGGGTGATGGCGACTGGCAGCGGGAGAAACGGATACGCACCATCCTGGCGGAGGAAATTCAGGGACTCATCATCTCGGTCATTCCCGGCCTGGGGGCCGAGGACAAGAAACGCAAAGCCGACCTGTTCCAGAAGGTGTTCAACACCCGGTCCTGGACGGCGATTGAAAACATGAGGAGCGAAGCGCTGCGCGAACGCATCCCGGTGCTCAAGTCAGCGTTGGGAATCGTGGAGCCGCCGCGTGAAGACGACGGCGACTTAGGTCCCGCAACCGACGAAGCCATTGTCGCCGGAGTGAAACTGCTCTGCAAGGCGCACAGGTTGCCGGAGCCGGTGCTCTGTGGTTACCTGGCGGAGAAGGGCATCGCCAAAGCCGAGTCGCTCGACAAGCTATCGGTCGAGGCGCTGCGCGCGGTCGCGAGCGACTGGGAAACAATAATCGCCGAGCTCAAGGAAGCCGGAAAGGAGCCATGACCAGGAAAAGGAGCAAAGAATCATTCGAGCGCTGCAACCAGTGCGGCACCAAGGTCATGCGCAGTGACCCTTATTACGCAACCCCTTGCGGAACGTTCTGCGACTTTTGCATGGAGAGGTATCACGCCCGCGAATGCCGCCTGTGTTCCAAAGAGTTCAATCTCAATGGGGGTTGGGAAGGCACGGCTTGATGCCGGACCAATGGGAGAAACTGTCAAATTTAGCGCAGACTGGGCGCGGACACCTGGCCGCGGCGATTGTGGCGGTGGCTTCCATTGTGAGTTTCCTGTGGATAACCAGGAGAAAAAAGTAAGTAAGTTTAAATTGTAAGTTGCGGGCCGGGGTGCTGTAATTAGGAGTCACTCATAAATGAATCCTGTCTGCAACGCTGCTTCAAACCTTGCGCCGTCCACTGGCTTGACCAGGGGTTCCTCACCCTCCTCTTCGGTCGCTAACAGGATTCTACGGGGGGCGGCGCGTTTTACCCATGAGAGACAAGACCAAACACACCATTCCCAAAGAGCTCGAAGACTGCTACGACGCCGCTAGCGCCCGGTTTGCTGGTTTACTGAACCACCTTCAGGAGGCGTATGACACCCTGGCCCGGGCTGGCAAGGATAAGGACCCGCTTTTCTGGGAGCTGCACGACAGCTACAAGGACATAATCGACACCCTCCACGGGGTGATGGCGATGCTATCCAAATTCGCGCCCTACGCCGTGTGCGGGATGTGCCAGGGCAGGGAGGAGGTCAACTGCGCGCTCTGCCGCAATCACCGGATTATCTCCATTGTGCGCTGGCACTCGGTGCCCAAGGAGTTGCGCGACATGCGGGAAAAGAAGGGGAAGCTTTGATTCTTAGAGATTACCAGGAACAGGGGCGGGACGCGGTCATTCGGGCCTGGGAGGAGTCGCAGTGCACATTACTCGTGTGGCCCACCGGCCTGGGCAAGACCATTCTGTTTGCCTCCGTCATCGAAGCGATGCAGCCGGGCCGTTTCATGGTGGTGGCGCACCGGGAGGAACTGATTTGGCAGGCCAGGGACAAGATTCACCGCGTCACCGGCCTGGACGTGGAAATAGAAATGGCCGACCTGCGGGCCACCGAGCACGGGCTCTTCGAACGCGCCCCGGTAATCGTGGCCACTGTCCAGACGCTCAATACCGTGACCGGCATGGGCAAACGCCTTTACAAGTTCCGGCCCGAGGATTTCACCGGCCTCATCATCGACGAGGCCCACCACTCCACCGCCGAAACCTACCGCTTTATAATTCAGTATTTCTGCCGTAACCCAAAACTGCGCGTGCTGGGCGTCACGGCTACTCCGGACCGGACGGACGAACAGGCGCTCGGACAAATATTTAAGACCGTCGCTGACGATTACGAAATAAAGGATGCCATCGACAATGGCTGGCTCGTGGATATCGACCAGCAGTTCGTGCGCATCAAGGACCTGGACTTCTCGACGGTAAGGACCACCGCCGGCGACCTGAATGGCGGCGAGTTGGCCAGGGTGATGGAGAACGAGCGCAACCTGCACGGCGTCGTAAGCTCCTCCCTGGAGATAATCGGCGAGCGGCGGGCCATAGGCTTCACTGTGTCGGTGAATCAGGCCGAGCAGTATTGTAACATCTTTAACCGTCACCGGCCGGGCAAGGCGGCCTGGGTCTGCGGTGAAACCGCCAGGGAAGAACGCCGTGAAACGTTGCGCCGTTTTGCGGCAGGGGAAATACAAATGGTCTGGAACTGCGGGGTGCTGACCGAGGGATTCGACGACCCCGGGGTTGAGGTCATCATCATGGCGCGGCCAACCAAGTCGCGCTCGCTTTACTGCCAGATGGTGGGACGGTCCACCAGGCCAGTGCCGGGCCTAGTGGATGGCATATGCTCGCCGGTTGACCGCGTGCTGGCCATCCTCAATTCCCGCAAACCTTCCTGCCTGGTGGTGGATTTCGTCGGCAACTCCGGCAAGCACAAGCTCATCTACTGCGCGGATATCCTTGGCGGCAAGATGGATGACCGGGTGGTGGAAAAGGCGCTGCGCCAATCCATGGAGACTGAGGGGCCGGTGAAGGTGTCCAAAGCGCTGGAGCAGGCCCAGGCCGGATTACTGAAGGCCAGGGCCGCCGAGGAGGCGCGCCGGGCGAACCTGACCGCCAAGGCCGATTACAGCAGGCGCTACGTGAACCCCTTCTCGGTCCTGGATATTACGCCGGTCAAGGACCGGGGCTGGGACCGGGGCCGCACCCTCTCCGGGAAGCAGCGCGCCCTACTCCTTCGCCAGGGAATCAACCCGGATGACATGCCCTACGCCCAGGCCAGGCAAATCATCAACACCCTCTTCGAGCGGTGGAGGGGCAACCTGGCCTCGGTTAAGCAGGTCCAAATACTCAAGAAATACAGCTGGATAATTGGACCGGGGAAACTGGACTGGAGCCGGACCACCCGTGACCAAGCCAGTGAATACATCGACCGGATTGCTCTGAGGATGAACTGGAAACAACGCGAAACCAAAACACCAAAACCAACGGACAACGTTCCGTTTTAGAAAGGACAGATGAACGAAGAAACTACAAAACTGCTCCACCAGCTGGCGGAGAAAATGGGCACCACCAGCGAGCACCTGTGGCGCGTCCTTGTGCGGCAAGCGCCTTGGAGCGCGGCGATAACCCTATTCGAATGGTTTTTGCTCTGGGGTTGCCTCTACGCATGCGTCCGATGGTTCAAGTGGAGCATTGAGAAATACAAGGAGGACGACAATTACGCGATTTCCGGACTTGCGTCAGGCGTTTGCGGCGTTGTGCTTGGATTAATTATTGTGATTTCCGCACTGGAATACGGCGAGCTGGTCTTCGCGGGATTTTTCAACCCCGAGTATTGGGCGCTCACCACAGTCCTCCATCTCATTCATCTATCATGAAACGCACACGCCGCGTATTTGGCCGCATCAAGATCGAGCTGAGCGGCCAGCGCTACAGGCTGGAGTTACGCACGGACGGCTTATGGATTCGCCAACACCGTTCCCGCCGGGAATGGCTGGTGCCGCTAGCCCACTGCCTGAGGCTTTGTTCATTGCAAACCGAGCTCTTCACCCCAAATGAATTCATGGAAAAGAGTAAGCAGGTGGAATAAGTGCCCCATCTGCGAGCACGACACTTGGTGCCTTTACAGCGACAACGCCGTGCTGTGCATGCGCGCCCGGGGCGGCCGGCCGTTTCACTTGAAGTCCGGCGAGGATGGCTGGCTTTACCAAATTGGCCAAACAGTCAGCTACGTCCGGGCAAAGCCCGAGCCTGAGCCCGTCATCGATGTGGCGGCCATCATGGCGCAATGCACTTGCGCCGGCGTGCCCCGGCTGGCGCAGGAGCTGTCAGTTTCAGTGGACGCCCTCTACGCATTGGAGTGCGGCTGGAGCATCCATCACCGGGCCTGGGCCTTCCCCATGCGGGATGGGGCGGGCGGTTATATTGGCGTTAGACTTCGGACAGCGGATGGCTCAAAGTTTGCGGTGAAGGGCAGTCACGCGGGGATATTCCTACCCCGGTGTGAGCCTGATAAAACAGTCGTAGTCTGTGAGGGACCGAGCGATTGCGCCGCAGCGCTCACATTGGGGTATTTCGCCATCGGCAGGCCGTCCTGCTCCGGCGGCGTCCAACATTTGCGCATCGCGTTCAAACGCCTGGGTATTAAAAAAGCTATTGTCGTGGCTGACGATGACGACCCCGGGCTGCGCGGTGCGCAAAACCTCCAGGAACACCTCAGCATCCCATCCTGCATCCTGGTCATGCCCGCCAAGGATATCCGCGATTACGTAGCCGCCGGTGGCAACCGCCTGGGGATTGAATCCATGGTAAGGTGCATGGTTTGGAGGAACCAGTGAGCTGGAAGGTTCAAATACACGGTGCGGCCGAATTGAACTCGCGTGAATGAACAAGAACTTATCGCCAAAGGGTTTCGTCGTCAGGCCGACGGCAGCTACGCTAAGACTGACGGTGCATCACCCGCTACCGAGCAAAAACCAAATCCTGGCCATGAACCCGTGGGAGCGGCACCGAGAAAGAGTGCTGACCCGTTCCGCAGTATTGTGCGCATTACGAGCTACCGCGCGCATCTCCTTGACGAGCGGAACCTTTGGGACCACTACGTTGTTGACGCACTCGTTGCGTCTGGAGTCATTTTTGACGACTCGCCGCAATGGGCGCAAGTCCAGGTCTGTCAGCAACAGGTGAAACATTGGTGGGAAGAGAGAACCGAGGTGGAGGTAGTCCAATGCGGCACATAACGACCGAGCAGCTCCAGAACTTTTGCAGCATCACCCGTGACCGGCTGAACGCCAAGTGCGTCATCACTATCGTCCTGCACGAGGATGGAAATTTGTGCGCCACTTCGGCCTCCATTAACCAAGTGCCGCCTGATGGAGTGGCGGAGCTGCTGGAAAAGATGGCGCGGATACTGCGCGCCGAGGCTACCTAACCCCTTCGCTCTTAAAGAGCATGCGGTAGAAATCAATGTAGGTCTTCCACTTGTCCTCCCGGGCCTGGGAGTAAACCTTAAACTGCTCCGGAGTCAGCGTCGTCAAGAACTGGTCATCCGCATTGCGGTTCCCGGTAATGGGCCGGTCCACCCACCGCTTCATGCCGTCGATGACATCGCCCACATTCCGGTTCTTCATCAGGTGCTTCAAATTCCATTCGAACCCGGCCATGTCGTTCTGGCCAATCGCCTGTCTCAGCCTCGTGAAGGACGCTTCCACGGTCGGCACTTCCTGAAACCCCGTTTCCTTTTTCATTCCTGACTTGGCCAGGAAATCCTGCGCCATGCTGTAAAGCTCTTGCTGCGGCGATTGCGCTGGCTCCGCCTTCACACCCAGCGTGGAGAACGCCTGGCGCGCGACCTGTCCCGGCGGTGGGGCTGAAACCAGACCGGGAACCAACGGGTGAACGGCGGCGCGCAGAACTTGAGAGGCACCAATTGGCACCGGGAACAGTTGCTTGGCCGCCTCACCGTAAACCCTCGGGGTGGTGGTGATGAGTTGCCCGGTAGGAGTGCGGCTGCTCGCCAGGACCACAATCGCCCGGCTGTAAGGCCCCAATTTGTTTTGGCCTATCTGCTGAATGGCGTCGTGGACCTTGGGCTTGGAAACCGAGTAACGCAAAACGTCGTGCAGCAGTTCGTTGAAAATGGAGAGAGGGGAAATCCACACGCCATGGTCCCCCACCTGCACCCACGCATCCCACATATGCCCCTTCTCTGGATTCTGCCAGGTGGGCTTCCCACGGCTGATAAGGTTGACAATTTGGGTGATGGCGAACATTGCCGCCAGTCCTCTGCCCATGCCTTTGCCAAGCATGCCAAACGCCGGAAGACCGGCTTTGGTCCGGCCAACTTCCAGCCCGGCCTTCGAAAGGGCGTAGGCCCCCAGTCGGCCGTATGCGCCAATCTCTTTGCGCAGGAGGCTCTCCACCCACTGCGGAGCCAGGAAGGCCAGGCGGGACAGGTCTTGAAACGTCTCGGATTTTATCCACCCCTGCCTGCCCAGAGAGCCGAAGAACGTGTTGGTGTCCCTGGCCACATCCCGGGCGAGCACTCCCCAGTCCACGTTCGGGTGCTTCTTGTTGAGCACCTCAAAGTTCCGGACGTAAGCCTCGGACATAAGCCCGCGAGTCCAATCGTCGAACAGCCATCGATTGTAGACTTTCAACGCTTTCCCGACCACCGGCATGGTGTTCACCAGGTCGCGGTAGATGGCGTCCTGGATGCGGCCAACATTAAAACCTCGCGCAATGCCCTGCTCCAGGATTTGCCTTCGGGTCATTGGGAAGCTCTGATTTCCCACCCTCACATTCACTTGCTGACGGCTCCAGTCGGCGTCGGCCTTGCTCACCACTCCAGCCTGAACTGCGCGCTGCAGTGAAGCGTCGTCATACTCCAGGGCTGCCCTGCCAGCCCTGAACCCAACTTGGGTCCCCGTCGTAGCTACGCCGTAATACATCTCACGGAACAGGTGGAAGATGTCACCGGCCAGCAGCGAGTGCTTGAGCCGCATGGCGGTTTCAACCGCAGCCCGGGTAAGCTGATACTTTTGGAACCAGCTTGGTTGGGTGAGCGCATTGATCAGGGAGGAGTATCCCTTACGCACTGCCAGGGTCTCCATCGGCCCCATCGTCAGCAGTTCGTAATTGGCGGCATTGGGACCCGGGATTCGCATCCCCTCGGGAGTGCTGCGCGGCCGGCGCGCTATTCTTTCACCACTGACCGGGTCGTTAATCTCCAGCAGATTCTCCCGCCACAATTTCCGGTTGATGTAGCCCATGCCCTGCCGCACGCGGTGGCCCACAATGGCCGCGCCATCAAGAGCTGCCGGGATGTAAGGGCCATCGGCGGCGATGGCAACCCACATATTGTCGAACGTTTTGGGCATCCTCCAATTACGGCCCAGGACCGAGAGGCGGCCGACGCCCGGAAAGCTGATATTGGTATCATTCCAGAACATGCCATCATATCGGCCGGGGAAGTAGTTCTGCCGGTAGCGCAGCCTCTTACCCACGGCAATCTCCCGGGCATACTGCGCGTCCATCTCGTCCATCATGGCCTTGGCTGTGTTTTGCAACGCGGGGTCGGTCCAGTGGTCCAGAGCATACTCGGCGGCTGCCTTGAGTTCACGGGCGGCGTCCGCCTGAGCACGGCCAATTGGCCGCTTCCAGGGCACCATGGACTGCGCAATATTCTCACCTTTGACAATGCCGTTTTCGGCCAGCTTGATGAGTCCCGGAGTGAATTGCTTCCTTCCACGGACGGCAATCACGGCTGCTGCCGCCCTCAAAATCTCCGGGTCACCGTTCGGGTGTTCTTTGGACAAGTTCGCAAAACTGCGAATGCGGTGCTCGGCCTGGTCGCCCTGGATATTGGCAACGTTTTGCCGCACGTCAACCGTTGCCGCCAGGTCATCCTCCAACTGCTTGCGTTTGAACTTGGCCCCCAGCTCCAGGGCGGTAGTGGAGAGCATCTCCTCGGCCCGGCTCTTCATCTTGTTCCAGGCGGCAGCCCGGGGGCCACTGGATGGCTTGTAATACTTTCCAGGGCCTTTGGTGGGGTCAATCTCCAGGGGCGGATAGTAGAGCGCTGGTCCACCGGCTGGTTTGGCTAGGCCAACGGGCGGTTTTGATTCAACCGGGAATTCCTCGGCCGCGCGCTGCTCCACGGCAGCCTGTGCGCCAGGCGGGAGCATCTCCGGTGGTGTGGGAGGAGCCGGACGGGCCTCCGTCATCTCTGGGGGCACGCCAGGGGCCATTCCAGCCACTGCCGTTGGCGCGCGGCGAGCCAGCATGCTCAGCTCGGTCGGGGCGGCTCCTGGAGGCGCGCCAGGGACCGTCGGGGTAATGAGGCCGCGAGTTTCAGAAACTGGCTCGGTAAATCGCCCCAGGGCTTTTTGGGTAAACTCTTCGGGGTCTTTGGCTTGCGTGATGGTTTCATAGAATTCGTCAAAAGCTTGTTCCATCGCCTGGTCAGGCGTCAGAATGGTTTCACCGTATTTGCGTCGGATGAAGTCGGCAGCCTTTTTGAAGGCGGAAATCACTTGGCGGTCCCGGCCACGGATTACATAGCGCGGCAAGGTCTGCATTAACTGCGTGAAGGTCCGGCGCTTGCCCACCGGAGCGTAAGGAGTCCCGGCTTGAGTAACCCGCTTCCCTATGTCCTCCATGGCCTCGCGGAAATCCTCGGCAGTGGGCTCCCGACCGGCAAAGTCAAGGACGTGCTCCCGGACGGCATTTGCCTCACCGCCGGTGAGAGGCACGGTTTCCGCGCGCTGCAGCTCTCCCCGGACATATCCCAGCAATGCCTGCACCGTCTTTTTCCCCGGCCCTTGGAAGGTTCCCGCCTGCATGGTCGGCGGCGTTTCCTCTTCCATTTCAGCTTCCTGCTCTGATGCCTCCATTTGAGCTAGAACGTCCGAGATGTCGGCTGCACCCTCTTCCGGCTCTCCCGCCCAAGCCCAATCCGCCACCTTGCTGCGGTTTGCCCCTTCTTCTGCAATGGCATCATTGAAATCAGTCAAGCTGTCGAAGCGCTGGTGAAAGTCCTTAACCGGGTCGTCCAGCAGTATGGAGGCAATTGGCCTGTATCCTCTCCCCAGCAACTCCTTCAAGGTGATGTGCGGTTTGTTCTTGATGCCGGTGCCACCAGTTGGCTCATACACCCGGATACCGCGTTCCACCTGCTTGCCAAAACGGTCCCTCACGCCGTAAGGATAAACGTCCAATAGCTCGATGTGGCCGGTTCTGGGGTCCAGGAATGCGCCCACGCGGCAAGTATTGGTTTCTGGTTCCTCCTTAGATGGCCTGGCGCAGTCTGAGAAAACCTGATAAAGTCGGTCAAGATTGTCCGTCTCGTCCGGGCGAATCTCGCGGTAGGCTCCCGCAGTGGTGCGGTCACTGGAGAAATCAATGTCATCCAGGGTGATGGATGTCCGGTTGAGTGGTTTGGCGCGTTCGGTGGATTCACCGAGCAGTTTGCGGGCAATTCCGGAGATGATCGTGAACCGGTATTTTTCAGCTGAGACTCTGCCCTTCCTCTCCCGTTCTCGCGTAAGCGCAGTGCCTTCAACGGCCTGTTCTGCCGTGGGCATCTCAACTTGCTGGATTGGCCTTTTACCCAACCGGCTCTCCAGCTTCAGCTCCTTGCGCAATTGCTCCAGCCTCTCTGGCTTGGCATTCATCAGGTGGCTCCAGAGAGTGTCCTCCCAGATGGGTCGCACCTGTGCCGCCGTGATTCCCAGCCGCCCCGCATTGCGCTGGAACCAGTCCAGCATTCCCTTGAAGCTCGGTCGCTCCTGTTCCTCCAGGTGCTGCTGAATTATTGGCAGAACATCCTGGGTCGTGACGCCTTGGGCAGCCCCCAGTTCTTGGGCTGACCCTCTCGTTCCACGTGGAACAGTCTCCGCTCCCGGCACCCCTTTGGCAGTTATTGGCTCCCCGAACAACTCTGGCTGCTCCCCAGCCTTGCCCTCCTTACCTGGGCCTGGCTTGGGACCACGACGTTTCCCGAAGGCGGCAGTCGGTCCTTTCCGCTCCTCCTCGGTGAGGTAGCCCATGTATTCGGACTCACGCAGTGCATCCGGCAGGGCAATACCAATCGCCGGGCCGTGCTCCCGCAGCCAGTTGGCAACATCGGGGTTGTTTCTCCAATCCAATGGACGAGGGCCGAGTGGCGCGCCGCGCCCGGCCCACTCAACCTCGGCATTGCTCCCCGTATCGGTAGCGGTCTCGATGGCTTCACGTGCGTATTGACCGCGCATCATTTCCACCATCTTTTCATTCAAATCCTTAATACCCTTTCCACGCATGTGAGAGTCCAGGCGCATTTGGGCTAGCGCATCCAGGTCGGCCACCGTTCTGGCCCCCAGCCCAGCCGCATGCGCGCGATTGGTCCCACCGCCAACGCCGGTCTTTTCCTGCGGGAGTTGGTCGCGGAACATCTTCACCGAATCTGACAACTCCTCGTCCGACCGCTTCCTGAACGCTGATGGCCCGCTGGACGGTGCGACGACGCCCTTCGCCAGCTCCAAATTCTGCTGCACCCGTTCCAGGATTGCCTTCTGCGCCCAGCTCGCCTTGGTGCCCAGTGCCTTACGCACTGAAGCAATTGCCCTCTCCAGGGCATAGATGATTTTGACCGTCCACTTCTCGCGGCCCACAGCCTCCGCAATCTCGCGCGGCGTAGCGCGGGTGAGCTGCTGGATGCGTCCGCGAATTGCTTCGTGACCGAGAGCCGTGTCATCAAACTTGGCTCGCTCCAGTGGGCTGATGTCCTTGCCCAAATATCGGCGGCGCACGAGCCATTTCTCCAGGCCGGTGAGGTTGTTCCAGTAGGATTTAGCCATCTCGTCGGTGACCTTGGAGTGGATGTGCTCCTCGCCAATGAGGGATTCAATGGCGGCCGAACGGCGTTCCTCGGGCACCCAGGAGAGCCACTCCCGGAATTCACCACGGTTAATCTTAATGCGGCCGTCACTGCCAACCCAGGCAATGCGCCGGGCAAATGGCGTTTGCGGATCAGTGGTGGCCTCAACCACATCGGCGTTGCCCCCTAAGCGCTCAGCATGGTCAATTGCCTCACGCTCCAGCGCGTTGTAGGGGTCAACCGGTGTCAGTGATACTTGTGCCGTTTTGGCCACCTCTTCGGGCGGTGGCTGAACTCCTGCGCCACTGACTTCGGTGGGCACTTGCCCCGGGCCTTGCCCGGGTTGTGCGCGCAAATCGCCATGAACTGCTGTTGCTTCTTGGATACGGCTGGCATCGATTAGTCCTTTCGTTCGCGGAATTACATTTGCGCCTATAAAGCCCGGCAGAATCACGTTACCGCCCAGGTTCAAATAGGCTTCGGTTTGTTCTCGTGGCGTTCCCTCAACTGAAAGTCTCCCGGCTTCGCGAGCTGATTGCGGCACCTGACTGGCCATGTATCCGCCCCAGGCGGCTCCGAGAAGCGGACGCGAAATGGCTCCCCCGGGGCCAACTCCCATACCGGCGGTCGCCAGCCCGACTGGTGTCCCCAAAGAGGTTTCCACCGCACCCTCGGCTGCGCCTGCCGCACCGGCCAGTTCGCCTGAAAGTTCAGGCGTTGGAGCCTGTCCAAGCGCAGCGGTCAATGCCGCAATCCATCTTGGGTCAGTGCCGCTTGGGCGGGGAAGGTGGAACAATGGTTCCACCGCCCCTTCCCGGAAACCTCTCTGCATCTCCTCCGACTCGGTGCCGAGCGGGATGCCCAAGTCGGTGAACTGCGGAATATAAGCGGCGCTTCTGCGTTTCTGCCATTCTTCCTCCTCCTGTTGCCGCATCCGCGCCTGAGACTGCATGCCGGTTCGCAGCATGCCGGTGCCCAGGACGGTGGCGGTTTGGGCGGCCCTGAGGGAAAATGGCAGCGCTTCCTCTGGGCCATAGAGCCCTACGTCCGCATCACTAAAAACTTGATCCGGGCCAAGGCCAACCTGCTCGTCCGTGAGTGTATCCGGCATCAGTCACCTGGAATGTCCAGACCCATTTCGTCGGTGTCCGGTTCTTCCTCAGTTTCCGTCGCCGCAGGCGTTTGTCCAGTCTCAGTTTCGGGCGGCAGCATCCAACCTATCTTACCGTCCTTATCCTTACCCCATAGGTATGGACCTTTAGGGGTTTGGTAAATCTGGTTCACCACCCGGCGCTTTGCATCTCGCGGGGCGATGGGATATTGAGAAGTGGAGGTGCCACTGGTCGGTGCGCCTTCTATCATGGGACCAAGGAGCTTGAGCAAGCGCTCAGACATACCCCCAGGCACGGCTTTTGAAATTGCCTCCAGGTGCGGAATCTCTCTCGCCAGTTGCGCCAATTGTCCAGGCGTAGGTTCGCGGCTTTTGGCTGGAGGAATGATATGCAACCCGGGACTACCCTCACGGTAAGCGGCGCGGACCCCGCCACCCAAATCACTCATCGTGATTGGCCCATACTGGCGCGCATTGGCTCCGGCGCGCAGCGCGCCGGAAACGGCGGTGGCCATGCCACCAATTTCCGGACCCCACTTGAGCACGGCGGCGCGCTTGGCAGCCTCATCATCACCAGCCGCGGCCAAGTCGGCCTGTAAATTTGCCTGGGCGGAGTATTTTCTGGCGGCTGCCTGAGACTGCAGCTTCAACCGGTCCTGCGCGACATTGATGGCCTGGTCGTGATATTGGCGCTGCATCTCAATCTGCGCATATCGGCGTTGAGACTCCTCCTGCAGCCCGCGGCTGGCCAGTTCGAGCTGCAACTGCCGGGACTGCCGTTCCTGTTCCAGTCGCGCGGACTCCATGGCGAATCGCTGCGACTCTTCCTGGGCCTGCATGTTGAGCCGGGCCTGGGCCTCCGAGCCTTGCAGAATACGCGACTGGGCACCGGCAGCCAGCTGGCCTACCTCACCAGCCGAGACGCCGTGCAGCCATGGAGGAAGTGGATATCCCTCAGCCATCAGTCGTATGGCCCAGTGCCGTAGTAATCCTCTACTCCGGGGACCTGGGCTCCTGCGGCATTGCCTCCCGTTTCGGAGCCTGGCGCAAACATTCCGTAGGTGTTGTAGAACATCGCATCTTCCGGAGACATCCCGGCGAATTCACCAGGCCCACCGCCGGTGGTATTGCCACCGCCGAAGAGACTGTTATACCAGTCGTTCCAATTTTGGTAAGCCGAGGCGCTCGGCTGCGAACTTACTGTTCCAGTTGGACCGGCTGTGCCGAACAGCGGGGCGGCAGCGGCCGTCGGCAGTGGGGCTCCGCCGAAAGGGGCAGCGCCGCCGCCACCGCCAATTCCAGGCGCGCGAACCGTCGGAGCAGTTCCGGCGGCGGCGATTCCGGCTGCCGCAGCCTGCTCCGGGATGGGAGCCGCGCCATAAAGGTTCGCCGCCGTCGCCGCGCCCTGCACCTGTTCCGGACTCACCAGGAAACCGGAAGGGTTCACCGCCGGGCCTACGGGCGTGCGCCCAATTGCCCCAGTCAGGTCCTGGTTGCCCTGTTCCATTAAGCCAAGGGACGTTAATCCCAGAGCGCGCAACAGGGATGCGTTGGTGGTTGGCGCGCCCGCCCCAAATCCCACGCCTCGTTCAGCCGCCTGCTCGGCCAATTGATTCACTACATCTTGAGGGATTTGGCCGTGCAGTTCCGAGAGTATGTTCCCGCTGGCCGTCTGCGTCATCGGTCCGTAGCCGGGAAGGTTTGCGCCAATCTGGGTCCGGGCTCCCGCCGCGGAGGCTCCGGCAGTGCCGGTGGTCAGACCGTAAATGCTTCCGAGGTTGCCAATGTTGCCCGTGAGCGCGCCGCCCTGGGTGGCGATTGGGCTGGGGACGTAGGGGATGCCGCCGTAAGCCGGGTTGTAGCCGAACGAACCAGCTGGGGCAACGTTTCCAGGAGGAGCGGTGGTGGGTGGCACGCCTGCGGGGTGGATGACGCTTCCCGGAGTGCCGGTGCCAGTTCCTCCGGTAACACCCCATCCGGCAGCTGTTCCAGCAACTCCACCGGGATTGTAATAATTTATAGGCATGGACTAAAGCATGAGTCCAATTTTGCGCCTCTCCAGCCGGGCCGCTCCGAAAGGTGCCCACTCAACAGCCGGTTCGGTGATACCAAGGTAGTGCGCCAGCTCTCCGCGAAGGGCACGCACGGCGTTCTGGTGGTGAGCCCGTGACATGGCCACATTGGAGTTCGGATTATCGACTTCCGAATAGCGGATGCTCTGGCATTCATCGGTTATCGCCTCCAGGTTCTGGATCAGGAGGTAGTCCGTGTCAACAAATACCGGCTGCAGCTCTAGCTTGCAAATGGCGGTGATGGTGAGGACCTGAGGAGTCGTCGGGAGGGTTACGTTAGGTCCGGCAGCCACAAAGCAGCACGTCGGCGGCAGGTTGTCGAAGTAATAGCGCCGGTAGGAAGCAGTCTGCTCGGAGGGCTCCATGGTAACGAGCAAAGTCTGCACGCCGCTGTTGGGGTCCAGCTGGAATATCTGCACGTTGCCCTGGGTGATATCCTTCTGGATGCCGGTAATCTGATTCATCATCACCGGCATTTTCACAAACGGCAGCGTGAGCACCACAAACTGTCCCAGGACCGGGTTGAGCCCATCCTGTGAATAAATCACGTTACCGTTGTTATCCAGGCCCTGAATGAGGACGCGCTTACCCACGTCCGCCGCATTGGTGGGTGCGGCCAGGATGTTCTGCGGGGCCGGGTTGATGTCCACAAAGGTAGGGACGTTGTTACGTGTGAATATCTGGCGGATAAGTGGCCTCTGGCAGCAGTTCTGCTTGGGGAGCCTGCCATTGCCAAATTGAAGGTATTCGTAAAACTGGTTTTGCGGCACATATGGCCGGTCGCAGATTTGAACTGCCTCCAGGCGGGCAACTTCCCGGGGGGTGGTGAGGTACGGACCAGGGAGATTGGGCGCGGTCGTCGTTGCCGGGAGCGACACGGTGAAGGCCATCTCCGCCCAGGTGCCCCACCAACCTTCATCGCCAGCCTCGGCACAATAGAGAAGCCGTCGCTGGGCGCTGTTCACATACCTGGCAATTTGGGGGCGATCCGCCTGGCACAACCCCAGCAAGGACGGCAGCCGGCTCGCCACGCAGTCATATAAGCGCAACTGCAGCATCGTTTAGGTCGCGTAAAAACTCACCGAGACAAATCCAGGCAAAGTCATCGTGACGCCGCGCGGCCGGTTCGCGTTGCCAACAAAGACATCGCAGGAATGGATCGGGTCGACTCCCGCGGATGTAATCTGCATGTTGCCCTGGCAGGAGCTGACCCAAACTTGGCAGCAAGCCTCGGCCCCTGTCGGACATCCCGGATTGCTCATCACCCCGTTGGTTACGTTAACCCCGGCGCAGGTGCAACCGGAATTCTTAAGCGCTGCGTTTAGTTGATTTAGCAACATCTGGCTGGCTGCCGCATCAGCCACCTGTTGCGGCGTGCCTACCGGGTAATTGACCGAGCCCGCCGGGACCGTAGAACTAACCACGATGGCACCATTGTTCGGGCACGGATACGATCCGGTTTGCGGATTATTAGTGACACCCAACACCTGCATGGTCACCGAAGTGCCGCAGGTGTTGCCATTCTTGTCGGTGATGCCAACACCGAAGGTAAATGTGCCGACCTGGCTTGGTGTTCCGTGAAGGAGCCCGCTCGGATCCAGGACAAGACCCGGCGGAGGCGGGGGCTGGAAAGGCAGAAAACTATAAGGCCCCCCGTCACCTCCGCCGCCCGTGAAATTAAAAGAGTAAGCCTGGCCGAATATGGCTTGCCCTGGCGAGCCACTCACACAAAGAACTTTGAGAATGAAAGTCTTCGTTTGGAAATTACCGTTAGCGTCGGTGGCCGTGAGGGTGAATTGCTGGTTGCCGGGCGAGCCTATGGTGCCGCTTAAGAAGACCTTGCTGCCGTCTGCCGACTGTGAAATTCCAAGACCCGTTGGAGGGTTGCCGCTGATCGAGAAAGGACCGTTTGAGCCCGTCACGTTGATGACCCCGCTATAGGGTGTGCCGCAGCAGCAGGCGGCCGGGTCGCTCATGCAGATAATGTTAACCACGGCCAATTGACACGCCCTGGAGAAGGCCATTTGGTTGGCCAAAAGCTGATTTTCCGCGATAAAGGTTCCGGCCGCAACCGTCCAGGTAAATGGCGTGCTCTCCGGATCGTTGCAGTTGGCTGTGCATGACTGATTCAGGTTGAGCTGCAATTGCGGGTTTATTCCCGGCGGCGCGGGTATGAGAGGTGGCCCACTCGACGGTCCGCCGTTATTGCCAGTTCCAGGAGGAACACCCCAACTGGGAGTGACGCAAATAAGATTGTTCCTGGCGGCGCAATCATTAGCCGCCTGCTGTGAAACAGTCGAGGTGCAGATTCCCAAGCAGGAGTTGCGCGTCCAGTTAGAACCCAGGAACGGCTGCGAATATCGGGCGTAGCCAAAGTTCTGGCCGATAAAAACATCCTGGTCTGGCAACTCCGACGAAAGATTGGCCAGCGGGCTGTCGAACTCCAGCGAGTTCGGTCCAACGCCACCTCCGGGGCAAAGGATATGTGTGCAGCACGGTATGGCCGGCATGGGCTACCTTAACACGGGATGGGTGAATGATACAAGCGCTGGGCCACTTCCTCGGCATGCACCAGCAGGCCGCGCAATCTCAGCCAGCCCTTGATGGTGATGCGCAGTTGGTGCTGATAGCCAATGTGCGCCGGGCGTCCGGTAGCCGATTCGCACTCCAATGGCGGCTGGGGCAGCGTGCGGGTGGCACGGTAACCTTCACGGTATCCAACGAGCGGGTAAGTGATTGGGTTGAAGCAATCCTCGGAGGAGTTCCTGGCCGAGCACTCCTTCCACCTTGCCCACAGCTTCCAGCAAGGGTCCATGTCCGGACGCCACTCCACCTGGATATCAGCGGTGCCGAAGAGCTTGTCGAACATGAGCTCGGCGCTCACCATTTTCTTGAGCATGAACTCATCCCCCCAGGTCCAGGCCGGAGTTTCAATCACCCAGGTAACGCGCGTCTCATTGTTCACATTGGTCTGGTCCGGCAGCCGGAAGTCCGTGCGCAGGAAGTCGGTCAGCTCCCAGACCTGGAAGGACGAGTCCAGGGCGGACACCGCGACTGCAAATGCGCGCTGCAAGCCACCGAAGTCTCCGGCGAATAGCTGCAGTATCTGTAGGCCCTCATACATGCCCTGCCACACGGGGTTCACGTCGGCTCCGAAGCTGGAGATGGGGACGAAGTCCATGGGCGCGATTGCCTGGTGCGCCACTCCCTGGGCGAGCTGCATCGGCAGCGCCGTCTGCCACATGCGGTCATCAAAGAGCATGCCACTGGAGAAATTCAGCAGGGCGCGGTTGTTGAACCCCAGGAGCCGGTCTTCGTTGGAGGAGATGTCGCGGTTGCCCCACTGATTGAAGTTGCGGACGGAGGAGAACATGCTGGAAATGGCTGGCTGCAAGGTCTGGAACCACACGTCACCATTCACTTTCACCACCGAACGGTCATTCACCGGACCCCAGGCAATTTGCACCACGGTCTGCAGCGGCTGGTTGGCCTGGTTGGCCGCAATCCATTGAGTGCGTGTCACCGGCACCTGCAGGGTGTAGATGTTCTTCCTGGTGCCGATGAGCAGCTGCCCCTGTCCGAGCTGGGAGTTGAGGTTGGCATTATGGAAGAGGGCTCTAATGTTCCCGGCATTCGAGGGCACGGTAAAACCACCGCCACCAAGCACCAAGGGATTCTCGGTAATGTTAAGGATGGCGTCCCTTTTGGCCGGTATCAGGACTCCGGACGGCCCGCCAACGATATCGCCAGCCGAATACTGCCTGCCTTGGGCGTACCAGATTCGGCCCATGTAGTAATCCATGGGACCGGCCGCAGGTATTTGGTTCACTCCGGGGGTTCCCGTCACCACCGCGTTGTTGGTAATCCCAATGGACCGCGTAAGCCTGGTCCCATCCCAGAAAAGTGGCAGGGTCACGAAATCACCAGCCTGGACGATCAGGTAGTTTTCACCCTGGACATAGAAGAACTGCGGCTGATTCGTGGGCATGGTGGTGCCCGGGAATGACGCGGTGAGGTTGTTGGCCAGGAGTGGCGCACCACCGGTCACCGCCGGGTCCAAAAGCACTTGATAGGTCTGACCGCCGATGTTAAGGATGAGATACGGATTGGCTGAATCGGGCTCGTAGAGGAATCCGCCCTGGTATTGGCCAGCCGCTCCGGGCGCGATAGTTCCCAGGTTCGCCCAGCCAGTCCGTTGGAGTATCCCGCCATCCCTCACCCCACCATTGTCCAGCCACGCCAGTTGGTTGCGCGCCAGTCCGTTGGGGTTTCGGGCGGATTTGACGGTGGTAACCTTGATGGAGTCCACCCCGCCGGAAAAGTCTGAGCTGCCGTCGGTAAGGGTTACAACCGTATTGCGGTCGGCCATAGCACTTGACGTGGACGATACTGCCTGGCAGACCCTTGGCAATAGCATTCGATGTTTGAGAAATACAACCTCCGCCACGCCGACACGGTGGACCTGTTCCATTTGGAGCTGGCGATGATTGAAAAAGGGGGCCGGTTCAAAAAGCAGAACGGCGAGTTTGCCGGTGAGGGACTGGGGCACCATTACCGGGAGGCGGCCAAATACGCCTGGCCCGAGTTGCGCTGGCACCATTGGAACGACCTTATCCTGGCCAACTGGGTGAGCCACCGCTACGTGGGCATCATGGGGCCGACCGACTCAGGCAAGACCAACACGGCTGCCTGGATGCACTTATTAACATATTATGCACACCCCACTTGCTGCACCATCCTCATCTGCTCCACCACCCGGGAGCGCCTGGAGGACCGCATCTGGGGGGAAATTAAGAAGATGCACCGGGAGGCCAAGCGCCGCTACGGCTGGCTGCACGGCAACCTTATTGAGGGCAAACAGCGCATCGTGACCGACGACCGGGACCAGATAACCGAGGGCCGTGACTTCCGCAACGGCGTCATCGGGGTGCCCTGCAAACAGGGCCATAGCTACGTGGGCCTGGGGGACTTCATCGGCATCAAGAACAAGTTCCTTTATATGTGCGGGGACGAGTTGCAGCTCCTGCCGCCGGTGTTCATCGACGCCCTCTCCAACGTGATGAAGCGCTCCGGCGGCCACCGCAAGGTCACCGGCATGGGGAACCCCAAGGAGACCACCGATTCACTCGGCCGACTCTGCGAACCATCAGGCGAGCACCATGGATGGGACGGCGGCATCGACCAGAGCCCTAAGTCCAAGGCGTGGGAAACCAAGTGGCCCAGCGGCGTTTGCGTTCAGCTCTGCGGATCGGACTCGCCGAACAACGCCACCCCGCCCGGCCAGGAGCCCATCTTCGACTTCCTCATTGCCAAACAGGACATGGAGGCCGACGCCAAAATCTGGGGCACCGACGACTGGCACTACACGATGTTTAACGAGGGCCGCATGCCGCGCGGCCAGGGCAGCCGTCGCGTGCTGACCCGCACGCTCTGCGTGCAGAACGGAGCCCTTGACCGGCCGATTTGGCAAAATAATGCGCGGACCAAAGTGGCCTTCCTGGACGCGGCTTACCGTGGCGTGGGTGGAGACCGATGCATATTCGGAGAGCTGGACTTTGGGATTGAGGTTACCCCGCCCGAAGAAGCCAGCGCCTCAGCCATCATCAACCAGGCTGACCGGGAACGGAACCGGCGCCAAATCATGGCCCTCATCGACATGATGGTGGTGCCAATAAAGTCCGAATCCGGAGTCGCCATCCGCCAGCAGGAGGCCGAGGACCAAATCGTGGCTTTCGTGATGGAGCAGTGCATCTCGCGCGGCATACCCCCCTCGAACTTCTTCTTTGACGCGGGCATGCGCACCACCCTGGTCAGCTCATTCGGCCGTATGTGGTCACCTGCTGTGAACCCCATTGATTTTGGCGGCCCGCCCAGCGACCGGCGCGTCTCCAACGACATCGACGTGCTGTGCAAAGATTACTTCAGCAAGTTCGTCACCGAGCTCTGGTTCACCGTGAGGCTGATTGTGGAAACCAAACAGTTCCGGGCGATGACCGAGGAGGTGCTGATGGAGGGCTGCCAGCGGGAATGGAAGATGGTCGGCAAAAACAAGATTGAGATTGAAACCAAAGCCGAGATGAAGGAGAAGACTGGGCAGAGCCCGGACCTGTTCGACGCCCTGGTGTGCGGAGTGGAGGGGGCCAGGCGGCTGGGGTTCAGGATACAAAACGTGCGCGAATTTCGGGCTAATCCGAGAGAACAGGCTTGGAAGAACGAAGTGCGCGACCAGGCAAATAAGTTATGGCATTCAAAACAACTGTCTTACCGGTGATTCTGGCGGCAATCCTCGTGCTGGGGATGGCCCTGGCGCGCGCCGTCCAGCCGGTCGTGGTGGTATTCCTCTGGAACGTGCCGACCGACCCGTCGTGGACCACGACCTACGCCTTTCGGATATACGGCACCACCAATCTCACGGCCGCCTCCAACAACTGGCCGCTGGTCGCGGTGGTTACCAATCCAGTAGTGGTGAGCAACGGGACGCAGCTCGCGTTTCCCATGTCCCTCATCCCGGCGCAGTATTTCTTCGAAATGACGGCCAGCAACTGGTGGGGCGAGAGCCCTTTCTCACAACCAACACTTACACCAGCTCCGGTGTCGGTGTTGGACAATCTACAAATATCCCGTTAAGGACCGTTCGGCCCCACCTGCCATTCAAGAGGTGAGCGTCAGTGGGACACGGGCTGATTGGGGGGAATCGGGGGAGCGGCCGTGGCGGTGCCCAGCGCGTTGACCGTGTTGGCCAGCTCCTGGGCGGCAATGCGCGCGTCGGGATTGCTCACTTCGTTTTGAATCACCGAGAGCACGTTCTGCAGCACGCCCTCGTCGGCCTGGTGGGCCTGGATGTATTGCGTGAACGCGGTGTCGATCTTCCCGCCATTGGGCATGCCCTGAATGAAGGCCCGGATCGTCTCGATGTTTTGGGCCAGAACGGAGGCGGTGTTGTAATTCTGGGCGGACTGCTTGCTCGACCTCAGGTATCCCCAGACGCCGAGCAGCGCGGTTAGCCCCGTGGACACAATCCCGCCCATCCCGGGCAGGAAGGTGTTCACCACGGTCCCCACGGTGCCGATGCCAGTGTCCACGTTGGTTTTTACGGTGAAGATGTATTGCGGCACCTCGTTCGTGAAATAGGTCGTGGTGGTCACAAAGTTGGTGGTGCCAATGACATTGGTTGTGTAGATGACCTTCGACTCGCCGATGGTGATGGGCACAACATTCGTGACGAAGGTGGAGATGGGAATCACATTCGTGTGCACCACCGCCACTTCCAGGTAATTGGTCCGCACGTTGTAAATTGACCGCTCGACTGCGGTTGGCGCGCCACCATTGCTGAAGGCGGAACAGCCAATAATGCCGATGGCCGCGGCCAGCACACCCAAGAGAGTCAGTGAGTTCTTCATGCTTCAGTGTCCCTGATGCTCCAGGAGCTTGTCAATAGACCGCGTGAAATCGGCCAGGCTGTCCGTGTTGCGCGTCGTGGCGATAACGTTTTGCTGCAAGGCGGCGCTGTTTTCTTTGATAGCAGAGCGCGAAATCGCGCGCTCGTCAATGTGCTCACGGTGCAGTTCTATGAAGAATTCCATTATGGCTTTGCGCTCCTCCCGCATCATCCTGATGAAAATAATCACCACTATCACGACCGCCGCGGCGGCCGGAGCGCCCTTGGCAAGTTCAACGAGGAGTTTGTCCATAGCGTTTAGACAGAGCCGCCACCGTATCTCTGTCTTAACCGTTGGACGGCGTTGAATAACGTCTGGGTTTGGCCACTAGTCAGGCCGGGGTGGAGCGCGCCAAAAGATAAGCGCTTGGTGCTGAAATTGATTGGCGCTCCTCCGTTTGAGTCCCAAACCGCCATGAATATCGTTCTAAATTGGCCGCCGCTATTCGTCCGCGCGTTGGTGTTCGAGGCAATTTGCACGAAAGCTGTTGTTGAGTTGGCTTTGTAAAGACGGATGTCGTTAGCCGCGATCCGGCTGCCGGATAGAAAACCAGCCCAATTAGAATTGGCCGCGCTCACAAAGTCGTTACCTAAAAATCCGTAGCACTCGTAGTAAGAAGTCCCGCTTTGATTCTGCAAATTCCAGGCTTCATTTGTAAAAGCGTTAAAGTCGCCGAACTCGCTTTCTACGTTGTTATTGCCTGTCGCGAAGTAAAGCGTCATCCCGGCGCTGTTGTTGCCCATGCCGTTCAGGCCGGTGTTGATGGTGCCCAGGTCCAGGTATTTGGTGGCCCCATCCCCAATGATTCCGTTTAGAGTCACGTCCGCGTTGACGAAATTATTGTTGGTCCAAGGATCAAGACCCTGAAGTTTATACAACGGCGTGCTGGCGGTCGGAACGTCGCCGGGACAAACCGTGTTCAAAATGACCATCAAGCTATCCAGCGAGTTGTTCACCAGCGTAAGGTCGAATTCACTGGTTCCGAATGCGTCCTGTATCCTCGCCGATGGCAGGCCGCCGCCGTTTGCGACCACACGTTTGGCCCAGTCGCTAACCCGGCCGCTCATGTAGTTGACGGCGCAAAACGGACCCTGAATGGCGGTCTTGTCCCAGCGAAGCTTCACATAGAGGAAACTTCCAATCGCCTGGGCGGTGGCGTTCGCCGTGGCGCCAGGCGCGGCTACGGTGGTCAACAGGGCAAAAGTAATGTTGTCAGTGCTGGTCCAAACCTCTGTGGCGGTCACCCCGGCGGGTGGAACGTCCCAAGTCACGGCCACAGTCATGCCGTCGGCTTGGGTTTGCAGGTGAAGCTGGGTCGGAGGCGGAACGCAAATCCCGCAGGAACAGTTTATGACCGTGGCGGTAACCATGGTGCCCGCCGCGCCGAAGAGCTCAAGCACCGTATCCACCGAGGAGTAAATCGCCGTGCAAGTCCCTGCGCCGGTGCTGGTAAATGTCTGTCCGGAAACGACCAGCGTGGCGCTGGCGTCATTGGTTCCCCAGCAGATGTTGTAGCACATGCCGGCGAGGATATTGACGTTAAATTGGCTATTGCCAGCTCCGGGTGGATAGACTGAACCCGGCGGCACCAGATTGGGGTTGGTGTTGAACCCGCCGTTAAGACTGATCTGGCAGAGCAGGAAGGCGCGAATTGCCGATAAGCTGGGCCCGGTGCCGCAGCTGAAGAAACACCGGCTGGCATTGGCAATCGACTGAGCGGTTGACCCTGCCACGGACAGCGCTCCCTGCAGGACGGCCAGCTGAGCGTAAAGATACAACTCGACATACCACTCCGCTCCCCAAAGCTGCATGTAGGGCTGGGCTCCTTTTATGAGCGTCGGCGTGTCAATGGCGCTGTTGGTCGCCTGGGCCAGGAGGTAAGTGTGCAGCTCCTGCAGCACTGAGTCGTCAATGCACTCGATGCAGCGCGCCTGGTTGGACAACACATTCGGGTCGGTGGAGCCCATGGCGATTAACGACAGGAGATATACCTCGGCTGCCAGGCCGTTGGAGCCGTTGAAGAGCTGAAAACCGCCGGCGTTGAGGAGGAGCTGGTTGGGGGTAAGGCTGCCGTTGCCGGTCTGCGCGGCCAGCAGCGAGACGTTGATTAGCTTCCGGTAGTTAGACGGGATGCACGAAACGTAACACCGGACAGCATTGTTGAGGGCCTGTGGGTCGCAACTGGTAACCACACCTTAATACATCATATCATCCATGCCGCCGCCACCGCCTTTTGGGGCTTCCATCTTCTTCGGCCCTTCCTCCTTGTGCCCGCCTTCCTCTTCTTCCTCTTTGACATCAGTGGCGTAGGCCAGGACGACTTCGTCCTCGTGGACGCTCTTTACATCGAAGTAATACTGCTCGCCCGGCTTGGGCTCAATTCCGCCAAAGGCGGTTCGGGGAACAGTGAAAGGCGGATACTCGGTTCCCTCCTCCTTCTCTCCACCCTCGTCGTGACTTTCAGCCTCTTCGTGTTCCGGCGCGTCAGAATACATATCCGCGCCGCCGGGACCAGGATTTCCATAGGGCATAATTTTCCTTAGTTGAGCCCGGCCTGCTCCAGAATGTGGACGAGCTGGTTGGTGACGAACACAGGCGTGGCCTTGTCGAGGACCAGGTAAAGACGGCACTGCTTCTCGCCGTGACTTCCCGACACCCTCAACTGGAGCTGATTGGGGGCGCCCATGTTGTTTATTTCGGTTTGAATGAAAGCAATCACGCGGGTGATGAACGCCTGCTCGGTGGCAAACGATGGGTCACTCGCCGGCGTGCCGCTCTGGATCGCGCCTATTCCGGTGACCGCATTGGCCGGAGTGGCGATAGTTTCATAAACAAAAGCCATATTACGGGACCCACACCTGGTCACCCCGGGCGGTCAGGTGCGAGGGGTAAACCAGAAGATGAACTTCACTGACCGTTAAATCTCTGTGCCCAAAGGCATTCACGTGAACCACATTGGGATTGAAAGCGTTGATTTCGTTGATGATGGACAACTGCGCCCGCGCGAACTGGTCTATCTGACCGGGGTGGGCGGACGCCACCGTGGCGCTCAGGGCGGCGATGACATCCGCCGGTTTGCCAGTTTTGATAAACAACCACGGCATGTTTATTTGCCCTGGAGGGGCCGGCGGCCACCAAGCCAAACCACCGGCCCCATAGCCAAGGACAGTTGGGGCTAAATATCCGGCTGCGTCGGCGGCTGATTCGCGGCGGGCGGAACTGGTCCGTCCTGGGCGCCAGTGGGAACCGCGCACGGGAAGTTTCCGTAAAGGGCGTTGAACGCACCGGGCACCGGGCAAGGCGGCAGCGTGGAGCTGTAAAATTGCGCCGGGTATCCGGGCGACGGATTGCAAGGGGCAATGGTCGGGATGCAGAACTGCTCCCGGGCATGGAACCAGGCTTCCATGAACTCATAGTGGAGCGGGCGGATGTAGTAAACAAACCAGGCGATGAATTGCCCTTTGTTCTCCCACTTGTTGGCGATGACCACGCCGTTAGAGTCAGCTCCCAGGTCGTGCATCGCGAAGCGCCATTTGCCGCCGAAGTCGCGGTGGCCGTAGGGCATTTCCGGGTTGATGGGCCGGGCGTCGGGAACCAGCAGCTCCATCCCCTTTTTGTGGGAGATGTGGCTGATTTCAAACTGCGCCTTATCGAAGTCCGGGTTAGCGTCGTCGCCCAGACCGGCGGAACCACCAGCACCGGTGCTAATCTGGTTCCGGTAAGGGAGCACAATCTGGTATTGGAACCGGTTGGGAGCCGCCGAAACTCCCAGGTCCTGGACGAAGTTGAAGCGCAACCCCATCTCGTCCACCCGGACCATGTAGTTGCCGATTTGACCGGTAAACCCATACCGGAAGTAAGCGTTGGCGGCGTTCCATTCCGTGAACCGCCAGTTGCCGAGCGAGTTGGGCAGGTCACCGCCGCCTACGCCCAACTGGCCGCCCAACTTATCGAGGAACCAGCAGGTATCCATGCTGGTGACCAACTCGATATACGGGGCCGTCTCCTTAAACGGATTCTTCCCGGCATAACCGCGCCGCATGAGCGGGCTGAACCGGTTCTGCAGCATCTGGGGAACCAGGTGGAAGACGTTGTTGGGGTTGACGGAGCAGTAGAAAAATATCTCGTCGTCGTTGTTCACGCCACCGAGCAGGCCGGTAATGGGGTTGGTCCACTGGAAGCTGAACTGGTCGAGCGTGGCGTTGGCTACGTTCTTCTGCTTGGCCCAGAATAGGTGCCGCTTGCGCAGGAAGTTGGATGAAATCGCCGTGGTCGCCGGGCGCAGGATGTCGTTGATGATTTGCGACAGGTGCTCTTCGGCGTGGGTGATGTGCATCTCCTGGTCGTAGCAGAGCAGGGGGGTGCCCCAGGTCTGTTGCTCGGCAAAGTAGGTGAGCCGGTCCGCGCCCCAGGCGATCTGGTGCTCGGTCGGGTCGCACGGGGAGCCGGTGCAGCCAGGGCCGTTGGCGACGCGCTTCGTCCAGGTCTTGGTGGTATTGGGCCACACATGACGGAAGCGGTCCTGGGTGACTTCAATCGGGGTTCCCATCGGCGTGGTGCCGGTGGAGATGTTTAGAAGCCAGCCGTCGGTCGGCCGGATATCTTCCATGATTAGCTCGTCAAATCGGGGAGTCTGGTCAACAAGGAACTGCGCAAAATCGCAGGCTTGTATCGTGCCAGTTGGACACGGCATATATTCAAAACTGTTTCGGACATTACGGTTGCCCGAGCCATTACCAGCGCCATCGCGCAGGCGGAGTTATCGGGATACAGTTTTGAAGCCGGACGCTTTTGCCTTCACCCACTGTTGGGTATGCCGGACCACTGTAGGTCAGTGGCTAACCAAAGCTGCAAGCAGCTAAACGGACCTGTAACACTACTTCCTTGATTCAGTCAAGAACTATCTGGCCTTCTTTCTGAGCTCTCCCAATATGCGGTCGCGCGCACTACCCCCATTAGCCGAAGGTTCCGGTGCCGGAGCCCCGCCAGCTGGCGGAGTCGAGCCGCGATACTGCTTCAGCTCCTCCTTGAGCTCGTCGTTCTCCTTCATCGCCGCCTCATACCAAGCCCTAAGCCGGCCAAAACCGGCCGCCCGGTTGCGCACCACGGCATGACGCTCAATAATGGCATCGCGCTGCTCCTTGGTAAGGTTTGGGTTATTGGGAATTTCATTGAAGGCGCGGTCCACCATTTCGTAGCCCTTGGCCAGGCGCTGGTTGCCGTTCTGGTCCCCTTCGACAGGGGTCAGGTATTTGCCGTAATTGGCATCCTTCATGGCCCGGCCATTCACGGCGTCCCAGGTGGTTTTAATTTCCCTGGTCATGGTGTCGAAGGCGGTTTTGGCCAGCTCCTGCTGATCCTTCATCCGCTTGCCGCCATTTTCCCTGGCCTCTTTGAGCGCATCCTGCCGGATCTTAAAGGTTTTCTTGATTTCCGCCCGGTGGGCCATCATGTCGTCGGCGAAGTCGCCGTATAGATCATTTGCCAAAGCCCTGGCGTCCTGCAAAGGCAGCTGACAGAGGGCGACGATGTCCTGGGCGTTCACCTGACGGCGCGCGCCGGTATTCTGGTCCACTACCACCAACTCCGACATTTCCTCCAGCGCGTTATTGAACGCCTTTTCATAGGGGTCCTGGTATTTGGATTTGAACTCCGAGGACTGCTCGTAATTCACAAACCGGATTTCATCCTCCAGAACCTTGTTCCGGTCGGCGAGGCCCTTTATCTGGTCCAGGTAACCCTGTTTTTCCTGCGTCGCCAGGTTGGTGGTCCTGGCGGACACCAGCTGCCTTTCCAAATCCTCAGCTTTGGCTTTCCACTCGTCCTTCAACTTCCACGGGTTGACACCCTTCTTCTTCTCGGCTGGTTGTGCCGGTGGTGTTGCCGGAGTCCCCTCGGCGGGAGGTGACCCTGGCGGAGTTTGAGGGGCCTCGCCAGGGTCCGGATCGACGGCCCCAGCCCCGGGACGTGGAACCTCAGATGCTGAGGAAGGTGGAGTCGCCGCTGGAGTCACACCGGCTTTGCGAGCCAAATCGGCAGTGAGCCGGGCGCGGGCGCTTCCGGGCCTGGCTGGCTCCACGGGAGTCGTCGGCTGACCTAACTTAATAGCCGTAGTCGGAGCAGGCGGCGGCTTGGGCGGTGGAAGAGCCGGTGGCGGCGAACCCGGAGGTGGAGCTAAAACTTCCGGCATAATCAGGCCCGGTGGTCGAGATTGTTATTAACCGCCGCTGACGGCGCTGGCGGAGATTCGCTCAAATTCATGAGGACCGCCAGGAATTCCTCCACGCCAATCATCTTCCAGCCCATCGCCATCGCGTAATTATTATCCGGAGTAGCCATTGCCAGCTGCCGCCAGTATTGCGTCTTGGCGTAGTGGATGGCCCGATGAAACTCCCGCGACTCCAGCAGCGCACGGTGCTTGGAGATATTTTCGCCCGACTCACGGAACTGGGCTTTGGGAGAGGGGTTGAGGTTCGGGGGCGGCTTGAGCGCCGGTGCTTCTGGCATGATTAGTGGAATTTGACTTTCTTCATTTTGCCACGCCCGCGCTTCATGCGGGTGTGGAACGGGTCCCGCTGACGCAATGGTTTGGCCAGGTTCTTAATCAGCTTCATGAGCGGCTTCTGGAACCTGGGGTCAGCTTCCTGGATGCCCGGCTTGGGCGGCGGATACTGCGGGCAGCATGGGGCCTGCTCGTCCATCAATGGAAATACATTCTCTTCTTTTTCTTTTTCTTAGCCATACGCTTGCGTCGTCCCGGTTGGTTGTCAAAGCGCGGGCTTTGGTCGGCCATAAACTGGGGCTGGCCGGCCGCCGCCATCGGCGCTCCGCCACAACATCCCCGACTCATTCGATTGCTTCTGCTGGTTCGGGCAATTCCTGGTGAGTGAAGTCGATGCCCTGTTCCTGCGCGGTCTCAATTTCCTTCAGCAGGTTAGCCATGGCTTCGACATTACCGTCCAGGCCGTCGGGAAGTAAATCACAAAGTTTTTTGGCTCGGTCAAGCGTTTCCCGGGGTGTGTCACCAGCGGCGCACAGCCATCCCAGGTCGCCCGAGCGCGTATCCTCGGGTGGAAAGTGATACATCTCATCCACAAAGCAGCACGAGGAGAGCATCAGGTGTGGCTCCAGCTCCGGGGAAATCAACGCCTCGTCCCATTGTCCGGCGTCTTCCTTTGACTTCACCATGCATTCGATGGCGAACTTGTAGCCCGGCTCCGGCTCCACCAGCTCGCCGTTGGCCCCGGCCCAAACCATCTGGGGCCAGTTCTTCCACACCTTCATCTGCGTGGCCGTGCTGGGCATGCCGCCCCGGCAGGTGGCATCGATGAAATTGCCCTCACGAACCTCCATCGACCATTGGTTTCGATAGTGATGCTCTCCCAGTAGCGGGCCAAAGGCATCGAGGATATCCTGGATTTGCTCGGGCATGTCGTCCCGGGGTGTAACCGCGGCAAAGTAAGTGTTGTCCTTATATTCGAAGCCATTGAGCATTAACGACGGCCACTGGCCATCGACGTTGATGGTGTCGCCGCCTAGCTCCGTGCCGGTGTCAATTTTATCGAACACCAGGAAGCGCATTATGTTCTTGAAGGGACCGAGCTGGACGGCCAGCCAGTCCAGCCAGCCGGAATCCTCCTTCCACGAGCGCCAGTGGCGGGTCTCACAGTCTCCGCGCCATCGGGACACCTTAATGTATTTGTCCTTTGCGTCTCGCAGGTTATGCGAGAGCTCCTCCAGTCCCCTATAGACTTTGTGCGGGGGCACCTTCAGTCCGCACTTGGCCAGAGTGCGCATGAAGTGCTCCCGGTTCTGCTCGAAAATGTCTCCGGTGCGGGAGCCCCAAACCGCCTTGCCCTGCTCGGCTAGAAATAACTGAAGCCCGGAATGACCAACGTCCGGGAAACAAAACAGGTCGATTTCTTTGAAGTGGGGCCAGAAGTCCAGACAATGCTCCACGTTGCCAAAACCACTTCCGATGGAAGCCACTCTAACAGAGGCAAATCCTCGCTGCCAAGAAGCGGGACACCAGATGACCCTTGCGGCTTCTTCTGCAAGGCGGCGAGCAAATGGGAGAAATAAACCATTGTCAATTACGCAGGCGGTTACATTCCGGATATCCTTCACGGCAGCGACTCAATCTCATCAGCGTATTCGTTCCACTTTACACCCAGGCGCGCGGCAAGCAAACGTTCGATGCCGGTAGCAAAGCAGTGCTGGTCAACGTAGGGGGCCCTGGGGTCATCACCGGGCTCGCTCTCCACGTCGTCAGCCGGGCGGGCGGCTTCGTAAGCTTTGTCGAATTCGTCCACGGAGGCTTCGCTGACGCCATCGTGCTTGCAGAGCATCGCTTCCACCAGCTCATGCACGGCAATCAGCGCCTCTCGCCGCCAGTCAGAGAGGCTGGACACTTTAATGTGCATCACGCCGTCCTTTTCAAACCAGTCACCACAGGTTGGGTAGTGGTGGTCGGCGTGCGGTATGGTTTCAATTTCAATTTTCATTCTTCACCGGGTGTTCTGCCGGTGGATCGTGTGGCAAAACTGCGTCCGAAGTGTCCGAGATCGTTCCCTTTGGAATGCATTCGGACACTTCGGACACCTTTTCTGGACTCGACCCGGGCCAGCGAAGGACAATTTTCATTCTTCACCGGGTGTTCTGCCGGTGGATCGTGTGGCAAAACTGCGTCCGAAGTGTCCGAGATCGTTCCCTTTGGAATGCATTCGGACACTTCGGACACCTTTTCTGGACTCGACCCGG